CCTCGGCGGCATAATCGCCCGCCGCGCCCTCAATATCAAAAGCGGGAGTTTTCTCTGTGGCCTTATAGTTTGCGGCGGACACCTTTACACGCGCATACACTGTTTCGCCATCGGGAGATTCACCAGCGGGAAACGCGAATTCGCACGGGCCAATCTGCCGAACGCCGGGAATATCGAGCAATCCCAGAGTAGAGAGCGCGCTCTCACGAGCATTTGCAAGAACTTCGGACTTCTTCATTGTGTTAGCCATAATAGACTTCCTTTCTGTCACCTTTAGCCGTGACCGCTTATTTTTTCGGTTAGTTTCTTTCCTAACCTCTGTATTTATTATACCATAGAGATTTAAGTTTGTCAAGTCTTTTTTTTCAATTTCTTTTGAAATTTTGCTTTCGCTTTGACTTTCTTTTCTCTCTTGGTATGGTTATATTATAACCGATAAATGAGAAAAAGTCAAGAAAAATTTACTTGTCTATTATAGACAAGTTTTCAAACGAAAAAAAGAGAAGCTGTTGTACACCAGCTCCCCAACGCTTACGCGCGTCACTCGCCCTTAGCATTCGTTAGCAGTATCTAGTTCCCTATCATTTCAGTTACTAGACTTACTTCCTCGGTATCGGGTCATATAATTTAACTATTTTTTATTTGCTACGGCCAAGTCATATTTAATTATTTCCCCTTTCTGTAATTCTATTATACTCTATTATTTTGTTTTTGTCAATATGTTTTTTAAAATTCCGTTAAAAATTTACTTGTCTAATCTAGACAAGTAAAAGAAAAGACGTTAAAACGTCTTTTCGTTCTTCTTTCTTCCTTTCCTTTTGTATATTTTCCTACTTTGCTTTACTCTTGTTATTGGACTAATCGGCCAAAAATTACGTTGTTTCTTCGCATCTTCTTTATCTTTATTCTTTTGTATCATAATTATTAAACCTCGCTAGAGAAAGAATTTTACAACAGGGATACCATTCGGAAAGTTGTTCTCGCATTTCTTCATCACTATTGAAACTATGAACAAAAAGAATCTTTTGTCCTTTTTGGTCTATAATCATTAAGCGGTATTGGTATTTCATTATTTCTATCCCCTTTCTGTAAATATAGTATAACATAGATATGATTAAAAGTCAATAGAAATTTACTTGTCTATTTTAGACAAGTATTAAATGGCGTTTCAAACGCCAAAATCGCTATAAAGCATCTTATCAATTTGTTCTGAAAAGTAGTGAACAAAATTTTTTCGATATATCCCATATAAACTTTTCTTTTCTTCTTTTTTTATTGACTGAATCATTTCTTCTTTTTCGGAATCTTTAAAGTATATCCTATTCAAAGATTTAATGTATTCAATTTTTCGCTCTGCGTAAGCTGACATTAATTCATCAAGATGCTTTTCAAAAAATTGACGGGTAATAGCATCAACGGTCATTCCATAGTCGCACGGATAAATAAACAATTTAATCGCATGTTTATCTTTACTACTAAATGAATCATTATCTATTTCATTTTTAATTAGTTGGGCTAAAACATCTTTTCTCTCTTGATATGACCTTTTAATTTTCTTGTTAAAGCATTTGATATCTTCGGATTCTTCCGCGTATTCTAAAACTTTGTCATAAACATTCATAATATATAATCCTTTCTTTTTAGAGATATATACTATCTCTTTCATTGACTATATTATACCATGATAAAATTAAAATGTCAATAACTTTTTACTTGTCTAAATTAGACAAGTAATATAAAACAAGGTGGGAATTAAATTCCCACCATAGACTGTAAAACTTTTTCAATTCTCTTTTCTGTTGGGTTAATCCATTCCCCGCCATTCCGTTCCCATGAAACACCGTTTTTGTATTCATCATCAAACAGAATCGCGCCTTTTGCTTTTACAATTGAATGTTTCGGCGTTCCATATTGGACAAGATGAATTTCATTCCCACAAGCTGGAAAATATTTTTTTAACCATTCGCGTTTTGCGGCTCGGACTGCTTTTTTATATTCTTTACTACTTTCTTTTGATAGCCAAGAAATAACACCGATTTCATATCCCTGACGGCGGAGAAGTCCACACAAAACATTAAATCTAGTAATATTAACAAGAGGCTTTGCGATTCTATACGGTGTCGCATCTTCCGCACGCAACATCGGCAACCAATTTTCAACGCCATACAAATCTGCGATTGTTCCGTCCATATCAAAATAGATTTTTTTCATTTTGCTTTATCCCCTTTCTGTAATTCTATTATACTCTATTATTTTATTTTTGTCAATACCTTTTTTGAAAACCTTTAGAAAAATTTACTTGTCTACAATAGACAAGTAAGTTCCTATCATGTAGATAGGAACGCATTTTTAACAACCTTAACTTGTGCTCTTTCCCCCATTGCCTCAAGTTCTCCACTATCAAGATTAACACAGTTCAAAACTTTTTCTTTTTCCTCCACTGGAGAAATCTTCAAATAAAAATCTCCAAAGCGGGCATCAATAATAAAAACTTGACCTTGTCGCACTTCGTTAAAAGGAATGTAATCACCGTATTCTTTTACTAACATTACTGTCACCCTTTCTGTATCTTTATTATACATCTAATTTCGGGGTATGTCAAGAAAATTTTAAAATTTTTTGAATAATTTTGGGAAAAGTTACTTATCTACACTAGACAAGTAAAAAATTTCAAAATAAAATGGACGTGTTAAACGTCCATTTTACTCTTACTAATTTGACTATCTACCATAGCAACCACCCAAGGCGCGCACTTGTTGAAATCTCGGCAAACTTTCTTAAATCTTTTTCGTGCCATTTTAAACCCAGAAATCCAAACCATATTATTAATAATTTCATCCGTTTGTAAATCAGTTATAGCAACCATATATTGTTTTCCGAATGGGTCAACTTCCCAATAATCAACTCCGTATTTATATTTTCCGTATTCGCAAATACAAGATTTTTCTTTTGGTGCGAATTTATTTCTAATATCTCTCCAAAGCAGAATTTTACTAAGTGCTTTATACGTTCCATAGATAGCAAAGAATCCTACAAAAGCACCACACGCGAGAAAGAACAAATTCCCAATGACAACGCAAGCAATTTCATAAAAATTCATATTTATCCCTCTTTCTAATTCTTTTGGTTTCCCTGTGATTATATTATAACCTATTCTATTGGTATTGTCAATACTTTTTTAAAAAATTCTCAATAATTTTACTTGTCTACAATAGACAAGTTTTTCTAATAGAAAGGGAGGCGTCCTCTCATGGCAAAAGGACGCCTTTTTCTATCCATTAAACAGAAAGGGATAGAATGGAGATTTATTGTAATAAGGCTAACCACTTCCTTATCACAATTATATTATACCACGAATTTCGGGATTGTCAATAGAAAAATTAAAAATTTTTTCTCAAAGTGGAATAAAATAACTTGTCTACCATAGACAAGTAAATTTTATAGAGAAAATCGGGCAATAGCCCGATTTCTCCACAGAAAGAAGGGATTAACGCCGTTTTTCGAGGATTTCCTCTACTTCGGCAGGTGGAACACTAACTTTATAGGTCATTGTTGAGCCAACCAGCTTTTCTTGCGCTGATTTCGCGGCTTCGTAGCTCTCATAGGTTGCAGGCTTCATAGCTCCGCGAGTAATTGTGAAACCTTCCTCTTGAATTACGGGATAGCCATGAATTTCCATAATAAAACCTCCAAAAATTGACAAAATTTTACAGTTCTCCAAATTACCATTTGCTGGGAATTTTCCTTTCTTTCTATAAATAATTATATCACATAAAGGCGCGCTAGTCAAGAATTATTTACTTGTCTAGCATAGACAAGTAATTTATTGCGTTATATTTTTAACAATCTTTTCAAATAATTTACTTGTCTATAATAGACAAGTAATTTTAGGCAAAAAGAAAACAATCCGTGAATTTTGGGATTGTTTTCTAAAAATTTTATTTAATTTTATTCATTTTGAAATAAAATCCTGTTTTTTCTACGATGTGGAATCCCTTGTCTAAATAGTATTTCTTTAACGCGTTTTCCGCGTGAGATTCAAGCCGCCCCGTAGTATGAACAATTCGTTCTTCTTTTCCATTGGTGATTCTTGCTATAATTTTCCAGCCCATATTATTTATTCCTTTCTTGCGGTATAGGGCTTCTGTAACAGAAGCCCGTCCCGCTTTCTTTGCTATTACAGTTCTCTTTCTCTTGCTTCTTGAATAATATCCATCAGCCTTATAGCATCCCGCCTATCATAGTATCCGAAAGTAATAACCACATCGCCATCAGTATCTTCATCATACATCAATACAACGTAGTCCTGTTTAGTCATGAAGTGCAGTGCTAAAGAGATAGCTTCATATGCTGTTTTACTCACCAGAAAGCCGCTTTCGATATCCATACTTGAGTATAGCTCTTGAATCTTTTTAATAGCTGTTCTTTCCATTCTAAAATCCCCTTTTCTGTTTATGTTAGGCTTTTGCCTATGGAATGGGGCTTTTGAGCGGATGCCCCTTAGAACCGCATAATCATTACAGCGTGTAACCCTCACTTTTCAGCTTTGCAAGCCGGCTTTCATAGCGGCTTTCTAAGCTCTTTCCGCCCCAACAAAAACGGACTTCATCAGACCCGGCTTTATACTGGAGCCGTTTATACAGCCATTCCACAGCTTCTTCACTGGTCATGGTAAAGCTATCATAATTATCAATGCTTTCACCATAGCCAACAATTAACCTATCGAAAGTAGCACAATACTCTTGCACTTGCGCGTAAAGGCTTTTGGACTTGATTGCTTTAAAGCCGTGAGCGCTGTTGTATTCAGCATGCTTTCCTTTTGACGCGGGCTTGATGGTAAAGAATTTACATTCATAAATAAGTCCCTCGTGTGCAAGGTCATAACTGCCGCTCCTGCCGTCACGCTTCCACTTGCGCAGTAATGACGTTTGAGCCTCAAAAGCCCATCCTTTATTGACGCTTTTCGTCAATTCTTTTCTTGTCATTCTTGCCATGATTTTTTCTCCTTTTCTGTTTTTGTGGTTAGTGTCTTTCGACACTATTATAATACCACATTACTTGTATATTGTAAATAGTTTTTTGAAAAAAATTTGTCGTCATTTTACACAACGTTTAAGCGTGGTTTTTGTATAATATGCTATACATACTTTTGCCCGTATAACGTTAAAAGGCATATAGGGGGGGGCGGTTTTGGGAAAAAATGGGAAAGTGAATTTTCCCCGTCGTGCGGCCTGCTCAAATACGTCCATTATTTTCTAAATTTTTGACTCTTTAAAATTTTATATTTCCCTACTCTAACTTTTTGACTTCCTTTTCAAAAAGTGGTATAATAGAATTAAAGAAAAACTTGACAAATAAGTCAAGAAAAGAGGTGAAAAGAAATTTTAGATTTTAACTTATATTCAGATAGAGAGAGAACAATCTACGTGGAAAATTTATTAAAAGAAAAATCTAACCCATCTTCTTCTGAATTAGAGTCTATGGCGAATTATATTCTGTTCGGGAAAGGAGAAGATGGAAAAAGTGAAGTAGATAAGAAATCAATAGAGATAAAGACTAAATACCAGTCTTATAAAAAAAGAGAGTTGGAAAGTCTCGAAGACCTAACGTCTAATCCAGCTTTTGACGAACGTTCCATCCGTCCAATAGGTCGTTCGCGCTATACCAGTCCTAAACCAATCATAGACAAGAGCTTACCAGAACTCCAGCCTCTCCTAGAAGAAATTGAGAAGTGGGAGCACATTTATAAGGTAGGAAAAGGAGAAGAAACCGACCCATCCTTAAAACCAAAATCTCAAACAGACCTATATAAAATCAAACACTTCCTTATAGACTTAAAACGCCAACAATACGTCATTAGTGAGGCTTTAAATCCTAGACGTCTCGATTTCTCCCAGCCATTCTACTCTCCCACCTATACCTTCGACGTAGGAGTAGACGTAAAACCACTGGGGTTAAAAATAGGCAATTCACTACGCTTCGACAATCCAAAAGAAGATAGAGAATCGAACTTCGAGATTCCTTCTAATCCAAATTCTCTAAATCTCGAAGACCCAGCTCATATTTATGGAGTTTTAGAGTTTTATTCTACTCTATTAGAAGAATCGTTAGATAAACCAGATTCAAACGCAAAATATTTAATAGAAACCTTAGATTTCTATATATCTAAGACTCCACTTGACCCTTCGCGCAAGACAATAGTGGAATTAAAGAAACACAAGGTATCGAACCAAGAAATAAAGAAGAAACTCGAAGAACTATATGGACTTTCTTACAACGAAAACTACATATCTACTATTTATACTAAAGAAATTTGTAAGAAGATTAGCGAAGCAGTAACTCTCCATAAGGACTATTGGCTAGAGAGGAATAATCCTAATGCCTGGAAACAGTGTAGTTGTTGCGGCCAGTGGAAATTGAAAGACCCTCGTGAATTTGTGAGGAAAAAATCTAGCGCAGACGGGTATACTTCTAGGTGTAAGGTTTGTGATAAGGAAAGAAGAAAGGGGGCTAAAAAGTGATTTTTAATAAGAAATCTTTTAAAGCTAGAGAGTGCACTTTATGCGGAAGGTTTTTAACAAAGAAAGACTATTGTCAAACCAAATCGTTATTTTTCCCGGATGGATATACTCCTATTTGTAGAAGTTGTTTAAGTGAGATTGTTGTAGACCAAGAGGGAGATTGGAGTATTGTGGATTTAATTTGCCAATGGGCAGACGTTCCATTTAGACCAGACGATTTTACGAAAATTTATAAAGCTAATCCATCCGAAGCAATGGGGCTTTATTTAGATATGTTTTCCGCCGCGGAATATGAGCGTATCTCTTGGAAGGAATATTTTGAGAAGTGGAAAGAGGCTATTCAAGAGGGCAACGAAAGAGAAATTCACGAAGTATTTAATCAGAAAGAACTTGATGATTTACGTGCGCGCTTCGGTAGTTCGTATGCTCCAGCAGAACTATACCAACTTCAAGGATTCTATAAAGGAATAGAGGAAAGTTATGGATTCCCAGACGTTATAGCTGAAGATAATGCTAAGAAAATGGCGAAGATTTCGTTTGAAATAGACCGCGCGATTGCCAATGGAGAGCCTATTGATAAGTTAATTACTGCTTATAATAAACTTCAATTACAAGCTGGTTTTACTTCTGATAACGCGAGAGATATGAATAGTTTTGAATCGGTTAGCGAATTGGCGCTTTTCTATGAGAAGATAGGATGGGAGAAAAAGTTCCATAATAATGAGTTGAATGATGTTGTTGATGTTACTATGAAGAATATTCAAGCGTATAATACTAGATTATGGAATAATGAGAGTACAATCGTTGACCAGGTTGAAGAGAGAATCCAACAGAAGAAAAATATTGAGAATATTGAGGAGAGATTGGAAAGAGAGGATGAGGTAGCTTTTGAAAGTCCGACACCTCTTGATGAAGATGATGAGATAGAAGATTTCGAGGTAGAGATATGATTAGTGGGTATAATGTAGCAATTCCAAAGAACGTTCATTTAAACGAACCGTTTTTGAGAAAATATCGTCCTCAAATGACTTCTCTCTTGGAGTTTTATATTAACTATCCAGATATATTTATTGATAATATAACGCCAGCTAATTCAAATTTCACTCTTTATTTCTACCAAAGAATTTTCTTGCGCGCGAGCCTTAGATATCGTTATCACTATTGCGTTGCACCCCGCGCCTTCTCAAAATCATTTCTTTCAATTCTAGCCGGATTTTTGAGATGTATGTTTTTGCCTGGGAGTAAATTCTTTATTTGCGCGCCAGGCAAGGAGCAGGGAGCAAAAATTGCGACAGAAAAAATTAACGAACTTTTAAGACTATTCCCAATGTTAGAAAAAGAACTTGTGAAAAAGAACATGAGTAAAGATTATGTTACATTAGTTTTTAAAAATGGAAGCGTATTTGATGTTGTTGGCGCTCTTGATTCTACTCGTGGAGGACGTAGAAGTGGTGGCATTATAGACGAAACAAGAGACCACGACGGGACCGTTCTTTCAGAAGTTGTTCTTCCTTTGATGAATGTTGATAGAAGAATGGCAAATGGTAAGTTAGATGAAACAGAACCGCATCAAGCTCAAATATATATCACTTCTGCTGGTGTAAAAGGTTCATTTGCTTATGAAAAATTGATTGAATTATTTGTCCAATCAATAGTAAGTCCAAAAACAACTTTTGTATGGGGCTGCGATTATAGAGTTCCAATGTTACATGGGCTATTGAATAAAACCTTCGTAGAGGAACTTAAAATTTCACCAACATATAAAGAAGATAGCTTCGCGCGCGAATATTTGTCCATTAACCAAAACCTAGTGGACATTAAATTTACTGAACTGCTGGGAAGCCACATCCGTAAAGGTCGGGTGGTAATCAGCAACCAAGCTGCGTAGGCAATACGCGGAAGGCTCAACGACTAGAGTGAAAACTCGTAGGATACAAGCGGATGGTATCCGAAGTAGTAAAATATTATATAGAGGTGTTTTGTATGAAGTTATATTTTTATAACGGTCAACCAACAACCTATTTCATTACAGAAAATGGAAAATGTAAAAATCAGAAAACTAATAAATGGTTAAAAGGCCAGATTTCTAAAAATGGTTATTTAACTTATCAAATAACTACAAATTTAGGGAAAAAAAGATTATATGCTCACCGAATGGTAGCTGAGACTTATTTAAAGGGGATAAAAGGAAAAACGGAAGTAAATCATAAAGATGGGAATAAATTAAATAATAATTTAGATAATTTAGAATGGGTTACTTCTAAAGAAAATAAAATTCATGCTACTAATTTAGGTCTAAGAAACTCTGTTTTAAAAAAAGTCTATTGTTTTTCCGAAAAGAGGGAATTAATAGCTGAATATAGAAGTATAACAGATGCTAGTTTAATAACAGGTATCGGAAAAGACCAACTTAGTATTGCTTGTAATAGAGAAAATAAACTTTTATGTCATGGATTTTATTGGTCTTTTGAAAATGATAATAATTTTTCTATTGAGGTTTTAGAAAGCGGAAAATCTAAAAGAGTAGGAAAATATGATTTAAAAGAAAATTTAATCCAAGAATATAATAGTTTAAGTGAAGCCGGACGAGATAACGCTTGTTCTCGCACGCATATTGGTGAATGCTGTAATGGAAAATTAAAAACTTACAAAGGTTTTATTTGGAAGTTTATATAATATATGATATAGTCTAATCTATATGGAAACATATAGCCCTATGGGAATAAAGTTGCGATTTATTCTAAATATAAATGATGGACTGGTGGTTCTAGCGATAGCTGGATTGATTATGATAATTTATCTAAATATAGACGAATTTTAAACCCAGAAAAAGAACGAAAAACTAGAGGGAATAATGAGGTTTTCTACTATATATCTGTAGACGTCGCACGACTTGGAGTATTAACTTCTGTTCAAGTATTTAAAGTTACGCCAAGAGAAACCTATTTCTATAAACAATTAATAAATTCAGTTGGTTTACATGATATGCACTTTTCACTTCAAGCTATTGAAATTAAAAAAATGTATTTGAAGTATAAACCTAAAGAAATATTAATTGACGGAACTGGTTTAGGCGTAGGTTTATTGGACTTTTTGGTAATGGAACAGCTTGGAGTAGATGGAGTTTTATATCCCGCACTTGCCTCTTGGAACGACGAAGAGTATTCTAAGTATCCGGGAGATAAAGTTTTATATGTACTTAAAGCTACACCTTCTTTAAACAGCAAAATTCATAGTAATTGTTTTTCTCAAATTGCTAATGGACATATTAGATTTTTAGTGAAAGAACAAGAAGCTAAAAGTAAGTTAATGTCTACTAAAAAGGGAGCTAAAATGCGCCCGCTAGATAGACTTGCCCGATTAGCACCCCATATTGAAACAACAAAATTGTTTGATGAGATTTGTAATCTACGACTTCGTAATACTGGAGTTGGGAATCAAGATATTGTCGTTGAACAAATTAATAGGCGTATAAATAAGGACCGTTTTAGTGCTTTTGAATATGCTTTATGGAGAATTAGAGAATTAGAAGATGAGTATTATAAGAAGAAGCGAAATCGTGCGCGCGACCTAAGAAAGTTCTTATTATTTAGTAAGGGAGGTAAAACGAATGGAAGAAACTAAACAAAAGCAAACCTCCGAGCAATTGGCATCTTTCAATAAGTTAGTAAAAGATTGGGCAAAGACGAGAGAAGCTCCATATGGAATTAAATATGGATTTGTCAGTTCTAGCGTATTTTCAGATGGGTATTCAATTGAAGATATCAATGATGCGAAGAACGATTTGAATATAGAGCTAATGAGAGAAATATCTAATTTTTATTATAAGACCTCTACATCTTATAGGAGAATATTGAATTATTTTTCTTACTTATATAAATATTATTATACCCTAGATTTAAAACATTTAGCTACTGATTTTAATGAGAATAAAAAGGATTCTGTAAAAAAACTCTATATTCAAACATTAGATTTTCTAGACCACTTAAACATTGAAGATACTTTTGGTTTTATAGCAACTAGGATGTTAATAGACGGCGCATTTTATGGTTATATAAATTTTTTTGATGATGATAGAGTTACAATAACTATGCTTGACCCGAATTATTGTATAAGCAGATATAAAAGTCCATACAATACTAATATTGTTGAATTCGACGTGCGCTTTTTCAATAAATATACCGATGAAAAAGAGTTAAATGAAGCTTTAGATTCTTTCCCAAAGTCTGTGAAATCACTATGGAGAAAATACCAAAATGGAACTATAAAAAATAGTAATTATTATGCCATGTTGCCTCCAGAAGAGTCTTGCGCTTTTCAATTCGGAGGAATTCCAGTGCCTCCATTCTTTGATACAATAATTGATATAATTAACTTTAATGATTATAAAGATATTGAAAAAAGAAGGGATACTCAGGAACTAGAAAAAATTCTTGTCCAGCGATTTGAATTAGACGAACAAGGAGATTTGGACGTGCTATTGGAAGAAATGGAAACAATGCACGAAGCTGTCTCCGAGATTTTTAGAGATAACCCAAATATAGATGTGCTAACCACAATAGCAAATGAAGTCTCCTTAAAAGATACTCAATCTTCTACTGGTTCTGTAACTAACAATAATATAGAAAAAATGTTAGTTCCAAAATATGAAAACGCAGGAATCAGTTTTGAAATGTTTGCTTCCACGACAGCAACTTCTTTAGAGTTATCTATAAGCAATTCTACTAGCTTTATGAGCCAAGCAATTACTAGCTTTTCAAATTGGCTTTCAATGTTATGTTTGTCTCACTTTAAATATAAGAAATTAGAACCAATAGTCACTATACTTCCTCTCACATGGTATAATGAAAAAAGACTTGTTGATATGTATTTAAAACAGGCTCAATCTGGTTACTCTTTAATTTTACCTTATGTTGCAACGGGGAAGAAACAATCAACAATTCTAGATACAAAAACTCTAGAAAACGATATTCTTAATCTTGGAGAAATTCTAATTCCTCCTAAAACCTCAAATACTATGAGTTCGGAAGACTCTAGTGGCCGTAGACAAAAGGGCGATATTCAAGAAGATTCAAAAGGGCCAGGTAGACCAGAAAAGCCTCTTGAAGAAAAAAGTGAGAAAACAATAAAAAATATTAACGCGGGAGGATAATGAGAATGGAAAATAAGATTCCAACATTATTTACGGCTATTCCGCAAGGAGATTTTGAACAAGTAACTCCATTAATTTCAAAAGGTAGGGTAAGTATATTCTATAAATATAAAAATAGAAATAGAGCTTACATTACAGATGAATTTGCGGAAAAACTTATCTCTACTCTCCCGTATGTCCCTGTAGTAGGAATATATGATGAAGAGAAAGAGGATTTCACTTCTCATAATAGAGATAGAAACGTCGCGCGCATATATGGTTTAGTTCCAGAGAATCCTAATGGCGAATGGATGGAAAAAATTGATGATGATGGAGTTAAAAGGACATATTATGTAGTTGACGTTTATCTATATACTGGTAGATTAGAAAATGCCAGTAAAATCATTGGAAACCCACAATCTCTTGAATTGGATATTAATTCTATTAAAGGTGCCTGGGTTCCTATGGATGGCCAAGAATACTATGTTTATACAGATGGTTTTTTCATCGGACTAAGTGCTCTTGGTAAAGATGTTACGCCCTGTTTTGAAGGCGCGGCTTTCTTTGATTTGTTAACTCAATTCGGAGAATTCCTCTCCAAAGCGGAGCTTACACAAACCAGCAAAGAAAATACTGATATAGGAGGAACAGAACAGATGGATTTGACCAATTTTAAGTTCTCACCAGACACTAAAGTAGACGCCATTTGGAAGGCTGTCAATCCAGATTTCTCAAAAGAAGAGGAAGTAAAGATTGATAAAGTGCCTTGTGAAATAGGTGTTGACTATGCAATAGTTTGTACAGTAGAAGAAAGCAAATATGAGAGATATGCTTTTGTAACAAAAGAAGATGGTACTATCGAAATGGCTGGGGAACCAGAAGTTGTATATACTTCCTGGATTCGTCAAGAGGACGTACCTGATTACGATAAGTTAAAGAGCCAATATAGCAAACCAGCAGAAATTGTAGAGGCATTTGAAAATCTTAACAATACCATTTCAGAAAAAGACAATTTAATTTCTGAAAAAGATGCTAAAATTGTTGAGTTGGAAGGCCAGAAATCTACTTATGAATTAGAAGCTAACGCTGCAAAAGATGAACTTCAATCAAAGCTTGATTCTTTACAGGCCGATTATGATGTATTAAAAGAAGAACATGATACACGCGTAAAGGAAGCGAAAGAAGCTAAAGTTGCAGAGTATGAAGAAATGATTTCTGACGCGACGTTGGCAACTATTAAAG